CTACCTACCTACCTACCTACCTACCTACCTACCTACCGAATAAAAAAAAAAGGAAGTGCTGAATAAAAAAAAGAATAGATCTCACCTTTCATTTTTTTTTGTGTTGTGAAAAAATATTGTTGAGTAAATAAAAATAATATCAACTATCTACCTAACTCCCTACTTTTTTTTGTTTATATGCTTGTTTTTGTAGTTAAAAAGTTGTGTATCAATGTGTTTGGTAACAAAAAAATGCTTATCTTTAGTAATCGAAAGCTGTATTTGATGATTTGACTTCAGAAACTTTCGATTTAAGCTATTCAAAAACAACAATTAGTATATTGATATGGGAAAGGGGGTAAAAGTTTCTAGTGAGCAAAATAAAGAAGGTAGAAAGAGACGTTCTACTCAACAGGAGTTATGTGTTAAGTACAACAAAGAAAGGTCAAAGTTGTATGTTGAGCGCAAGCAGTTGAATGTTTCGATTGTTTCTGGTGAATTGAGTGAGAAGAAACTAAGTGTTGCTTCAAGACGTTTGAATAGGATTGATAAGAAGATTGACACTTACAAGGTAAAACTATTCAAGTGCGGAAAGAAGTACGCTAAATTGAAGGAAAAGAAGCGAAGTTTAACTTCTAGGGTTAAGTATTTGTGTAAGTCGATTGAGAAAAGGGATCAGGAGTTGGAAGGGAAGAAACTTACAGCGAAGGATAAGAAAAAGGAAGCTTCAATTAAGAAGGCTAAATGCAAGGAATTGGCTAAGTTGGATGATGAGTTGTCTGATTTGAAAGCTTTGATGGATTTGAAGATTCATGGTTTTAAACCGAAAGACTTGGACGTAACACCACACACTCCTTCAGGTGGTGATTATTTTAGTGAGAACATTGGTATTTGGGATTTACAGAAGAAAATTAATGATGCTTTGAGTGCAAAAATCTATAGTGTTATTTATTTAGATGGTTTGAAGTATGAAGTTCCAAAAGATAACTTTGAGTTAAAGAATGATGTTAAGGATCGAGCAGATGAGATGGCTGAAGATAGAAAAAACGGTGGTAACTATCAGGTTATTTTGGAATGGAATATTGTTTTGAATGAATTAAAAATAACGACAAGATGAGTGAGTTGAAAACAACTAAAAATAGTGCTTTAGAAAATTCTAAAAGGATTGTTTTTAAAGTAGATAAGAATAGTTTAGATTTAAAAGCGAGGTTTTTGCACAAACATAAATTTCCATTTACAATTGTAAATTCTGGGAGTTCGGTTGAGCTTTATAGTGATGAATGGAATTGTAGAGCAATCAATAATATTTTTCTTCCTGAGAACATGAATTTTGTAAAGAAGGTAAAGAAGTATGCGATTGATAATTATGTCGCTATGAAGTACAGGGATAAGGCATATAGACTAGAAAATATTGAGTATTTCTCAATTAAGAAAACTATTAAATCTGGTGATGTATTTGAGGACGTTTGTTGCTTGGATATAAATGGAGCTTATTGGCAAACAGCTGTAATGATGGGTATTATTTCAAAGGAGATTTATGCTGAAGGATTGAGAAAAGACAAGATTACTAGACTATCTTCTTTGGGATCATTAGCGAAGCGAAAAGAAATTTTTCGTTATGATGGGGTTAATTATAATCATGTAGAAACGATTAGAAGCTACGAAACAGAAAACCTTTGGTTTGCTATATGCAAACGAGTTTCTGACGTTATGCAAGAACTAATGAAGTCTTTAGGGGAAGATTTTATATTCTATTGGGTTGATGGGATCTACTTCAAAAATACAAGCGAAAACATTAAAAAAGTAACTGAGTATTTAGAAGGTTGTAGCTATGAATGTAAACAAGAGAAAGTTTCTAAAATTGAATTTTTAGACAAGACATTCAACGTTCATTCAGATACAGGGAAATCTTCAAAACTTTTTAGTTGGAATCCAGAATCTAAAAAGCCTAAAAGCAACATTTCGCTTACTGAAGCATATCAATTAATGGAATACGGAAAGAAAATAACAAAAGAAAAATAAGATGGCAAGAAGGGGTTTAGGATTGTTTAATTTACATGGAAATATAGACAATAAGAAGGTTATGAGTTGTACAGTAAGCCCTTTTGGAGCTTATAATGCCTTGATTGAGCAGATGAATACGTTTGAATATAAATCATTCACCTTGCTAGGAGAAACAATGCCTATTGTTACGCATGAAGAAAAGCAACAGATGAAAATCTACCTACATAGATTCCTTGAAATTGCAAAGTACGATTTCACAAAAGAAACCAGACCTCCTATGAGATTAAGGCTTCACTTAAAAGAAGAACGTTTTGAGATCGTTTTCGACTTCGATAGCCCGATAATTGGGTGGGAAGAACAGGAATACATTAAAGAGCTTGAAAAAGAAAACGAAGAACTGAAAAAACAACTAGAAGAACACACTAAAAATACTCCCGAAATTTAAGGTTTGGGAAAAACTTGGGAAAATTTGGGTCAACTTTTTGTTAGTTATCAACGAGTTACAGAGGTGTTTGGGAAAAGTTGGGAAAGTTCTGGGAAAAAGTGGGGCGGTTTTATTCTCTAAAAAGAACAGTACCGTTCCCGAAAAGGAACAATAAGGAACAAAAAGGTTTTTTAAGGAACAATACCCATAAATCCAAAATTTTTTATATATTCGTAACCGTTATATTTAGAAGGGAGCTTGCGTATTGTACGATCCTCCAAAAAAATCAGTTATCATTGGGTTGGATTCGTTCAACCCTTTGTTATTTTCTAAAAGAATATTTTTACTAAAAACCAATCAATTAACCCTTTTTAAATTATTTTACAAAATAACTTTGACGAACCGATATTTTTACTATATTTGCTAAAGTATTAACATTTATAAGACAACGACAAGATGAAAAAAATTAACGATTTAACTGAGAAGTTTGCGAAGTGGTTCTTTAAAATACCTAGAAAAAAACAAGTGACGTGGGAAATGAATACGTGGAAACCGCTGTGAGAGTAATGGGGTTTATTTTATTGAAACTAACGTTTTGCGGATAAGAGAAACGGTTCTTGGATGCGTACGTGTCAAACCGTTTATCTTATGCGCTGTTAGGGGTAGGTGATTTTCGGGCTTAACCTGCACAACCTGCACAAGTCGCTCGGGTAAAAATTTAAAAATATTATTATGAAATATAGTAAATTCTATATCAAATTATTCATTCCAAAATATAAAATAGAAAGAGTTATTTTTCTATGTGAACGAATAAAAAAACCATTAAAGATGTTTGAACATTCTGATTTAGAAGTAAAAATTCGTGCAGAATTTGGATTTCTTCTACAAAAAAAGGAGTTTGAATCTTATAAATTAGAATATGATGAAATAATTTTCCCTTTTTTAATAAGAAACGATGTTGACCTTGTTAGTACGTCATCTAAATTAATTAAAGTTTTTGATGATTTAATAAGTATTTACAAATGTTAGGTTTAAAGTGAATTGGTTTCCGAAGCGATTCCTCCAACACTTGCCCCTAACGTTTTCGGGCTTGGCGAAGTGGCTGAACCGAAAAGCCAAATTGAAAAACAAAACTTAATAATTAAGAACAAATGTTGATAGAAGAACAAAACGGCAATTTTGCCAAACCCGTGTTAGGTGCAGTGCCTTTTTTGAACGAGATTGTTAATATGGACTGGAAAGAAGCCATTAAGCAAGTTTCAGACAAAAGCATTGATTTGGTTGTAACTGACCCACCTTACGGAATGAAATTTCAAAGCAACTATCGTAAAGTTCAACACAAAAGTATCCAAAACGATGATAACCTTGATTGGCTTGAAAGTTGGGTGATTGAATTAAAACGTGTTTGCAAAGACGAAGCCCACCTTTATATTTTTTGCTCTTGGCATAATATTGACTTATTTAAACAAATTGTAGGTGCATATTTCCAAGTAAAAAACATATTGATATGGGAAAAGAATAATACAGGAATGGGCGATTTAGAAGGCGATTATGCACCGAAATATGAAATGATATTGTTTTGTAGTAACGGAAGCAAAAAATTAAATGGTGGGCGTGATGCTAATATACTGAAGGCAAAACGAACAGGGAACGAAAACCACCCAACTGAAAAGCCTGTGAACCTAATAAGCTATTTGATAGAGAAAAGTAGTAATGAAAACGATATTGTTTTGGATACTTTTGCAGGTAGCTTTTCAACTGCACAGGCTTGTAAACAAAAGAAGCGGAACTTTATTTGCTTTGAAATTGAAGCAGATTATTGTAGAACAGCAAAAAACTTGCTTAATGGTGTATCGGTCAGCTTATTTTAGCACGTCTGCTGGCATTGCACCTAACTAGCTACTACCAGAACAAACACTAAACCGAAATGAACACAATATCAATTAGTTATACCTTAAAATATCATTTAGAATTTGCGCCCGAATATCATTGGAGCGAATGTCATAAGTGTTTCAATGTGAAAACAGGAAGGCAAATAAAGCAAACGATGTGCGGTGGATCAATTGGGTATTGTATAAGAGGTAAATTTTATTCATTAAACAAATTAAGACAGTCACTTGTGAAAATTAAAAAGAGTGACTGTCCTTTTTAAAATAAAAAAGATAAACTTTAATTTCGAATAGTTTATTTTACTAAATTTGGAAAAACAAAAAAAAATATGAAAACAAAAGCAGTTACTAAAACTAAAAAAATAACCAAAACAGAAGCTATAGATAAAGCTTATAAGTTAATGGTTAAAAAGGCAGATTTACTAGAGAAAACTTTAGGGGATAGAACAAACGTTGAAACCAGAAAAGAGGGAGTTAAAAACTTTGAGTATGAAGTTATGTTTTGCAACAGTAAAAATAAAATATCAAAAAGAATTATAAAAGTTTCAATTTAATTATTGTGAACATTTTTAAAAACATAATTATATTATTTTGGTGTGCAATAATGGCATACTTAACAGTTTACGGAGTTCCAAAAAAAAGAAAATAGTATGGATAATATAGTGTCAGCTGAAGATTTTTTAAATTATTGTTATAAAAACGAAAGTTTAAAATCTATACCAGATATAATGACTGAATTTGCTAAATTTAACGTTGAAAAGTTTAAAAAAAGTATTGAAAATTTTGATTATAAAAATTTTTCAGAAACATCCTGTAGAAATAATCTAATGACAGGATTTGAAAAAGCACCTTTTAAGATTGGATTTGAAGAAGGGTTTAATAAAGTAATCGAATTAATAAGACAAGATGATTAAAAATAAAAAAAATATGAAAACAATAGCTTACGGCTTTTTAGCCATTGTATCAAAAATTAGTATTACAATAAGTTCAATCTGGGCGATTGTAGAGTTTATAATGTATTTAGTATCAAAAGACAGCTTCAATTGGAATAGCTTGATTTGTTTAGTAGTTTCTTACGTTTCTATGTACCTATTTGCGTTGCTAACTGTATTTAGCGAACACAATGACAAGATTAAACAAGCTGAAGCGTTAAAAGCTCAATTCAAAGCTTCTGGTAAAGTTTCTAAATTCGAAGAAAGATTGGAAGCTATGAGACAACAACAAAATCAATGTAAAATCAATTAATGGATAAGGAATCAATAATTGAACTTCAAAAAATAGATTGCAATTGTAATGACTGTAAATTTATGGTTCGTGATTTTGAAAAATTAAAATCATTCGATCATTTATACAAAGGAAGGGAAAAATCTAGCTACAGGATTAATTACGGTAATTGTGAAAAGTTTAGCAAAGAAGTTTCTTTTATTCCTAATCGCTGTCAGATTGAAACTCAGGATTGTTTTACACATAGAAAAGAATTAAATGATTAAAACTAAAAAATGTTTTTACTGTAAAAATCGCTATCCATTATTCCTTTTTAACATAAATAATTGTACCTATCAGGTTAAAGCTGATTTAGGTCGAACCGTTTCGTGTAGAATATGCTCTTTTAAGCGAGGTTTATTGAATAATGGGTATATGACTAAGGAAGATGGTAAATTCGTGTTTAAACAGGCGAATAAGGTAGAATTAGTTAAGAAATTTTTAATAGGTAAATAATGAATGAAGAATTAAGCGAAGGAGAACAAGTAACGTGGGATTTCACAACAAATATTTTCGAAAATGGCTTTGATTGAAATTTTTAGCGAGTGTAGTCAGGACGTTATTTATAAAAACCAAAAAGAAAAAGATGGGCTTTTAGGGATTAAATATATTATTAATGATTTAACAGAAAGTTTTCTAATAAACACAAATCAGATAAAAACTGTAGTAAAAAGAAATGAATATAGCTATGAATTTAATAAACCAGACAATCCTGAAATAGGTTTATATTTAGTTGTTATGCAACCTATAAATGATTACAATACTTATTGCAGACACTTCAAAACAGAAGAAGAAAGAGATAGTTATTACAAAACTTTAATAGATAAATAATGAGATTAACAGAAAAAGAATTTGAAGTATTCGAAGCCAAAATGATTGAGTTGGGTTATTCGAAAAGTAATTTTAAACTTAAATCTGAATGTTTTAGCTTCTGGAAGTCATTCCATAAAAATTTTGATGAACAAGGACATAAAGAAATTGGCTATCAATTAGCGTTTTTAGTTTACGATTGGCGAGTTCATAGTCAATATGATTCAATAGCGAAAAAACACCCTTACGCTGTACAATTAGAGTTTTTAGCAGGAAATAAAGTTTCTTCTTTATCTAGGTTTGACTTTACAATTTCAGATGATAAAATAACAATCGAAAAATTTGAAGGAATTGCTGAAAAGATTTACCAATTATTATTAACAGATTTTAAATAGAAACAAATGAAAGCAATAGTGAAATTAATTGAAAACCAACCCTTTTTGATAGTTGACGATACGATTAAAGGTGATAAAGTACTTTGTGAAGAATCTTTAGCGTGGATTAAAAGATATGCGCCTATATCGAATGATAAGGGGTGGGTTTGTGATGTTGAAATAAAAGAAGTTTGCCAACACTATAGTTCCTATTCAATATATCAAGTTTTGAATTTACACTACCTAAAAAGACCAGATGCTGAATTATTTATTTGTAGTGATCCACATTCTGTAAATGGTTTGAGTGTTACCGATAAAAGAAAAGAAGCAACTAAATTTAGATTGAAAGTGGCGAGAGCTTTAAAAGAGGTTATTTATCAGGAGTATGTTATTGTGAAAATGACTTATTAGAAAAAGAAAAGGGAAGTTTAAACACTTCCCTTTTTTATTGTTATTACGCTACAATAATATCTTTTAATTCGTTGCTTGCTATATCAAGCGCACCATCAACTCCGAAAGCCTTACGGATATAAGATTGGGTCGTTGTATTTCCTGCCAAGGCATCATGTAAAACCTTTGGGTTTGCAGAAGTTATTGCAATTGCTTTTTTAGCTGAAGAACTATACATTCCTGTATTGTAAATGGTGATTATAGAAGCTAATTTTAAAGCTCCTGTACTATCTGTAGCCCAAGGCTGACTAGCCAATTGTCCCAATATAATTGAACCAATCAATATATTCAGTTCTGGTTTCAAATTATCCGCAACAGTTATAACTCTAGTGTTACCTTTTGCATCAAAATTAATTCCGTAAGCTGAAAGTTTAGCCTTCTCGGCATCAGAAAGTCTTTTTGCTTTAAATTCGTTCTCTAGCTGTGTTTTCATGTAAGAAACATTCGCTTGCATCAAGTTTTTAGTATTTCCAGAACCTGCTGAAGGGTTTCCGCCACTTTCAATAGCAATAAAAGCTGTTAAAATTTTAGGATCAATACCAGATTCTTTTGAAGCAAACTGAATGTATTTACCGTAATCCTTCCAAATTTTTGTAAGTTGCCCTTTAATTGCACTTCTACTTCCCCAAGATGAAGGTGATTTAAGTGTTAATGTAGGTGCGCTAATTGTATTTACAGCCATAATTTTAGTTTCCTCTAGTTAATACTATTTTATTTCTTTTTGAAGGTAATCTCAACAATTTCCAACCATCATTGTTTTTCTTTTTTATGTAAACATAAATACCAAGTCCTGCTCCCAATACAGCAACAACGCTTGAAATTATAATTATCGTCTTTTTTGTCATAACATTTTTTTTAATTATTACAAAGATACTTACTAAATAAGTTTTTACCAACAAAAAAAACCTGCAACAAAAGTTACAGGTTAAAATCCTCAAAATAAAGGAAAAACAGTTTAATGTTTTTTATTGGATTTTATTTTTTACCCTAGACCGAACAATACGCAAATAGGGTTTATATTTAATTAAATTGTTATTGAAGTTGTTGTACAGCTTGAAATTGAAACAGAGTACACGTTAAAAATCGTATCGTCTAATTTATATACCGTTTTAACAACGTGGCTTCCAGAATTTACCCAATCAATAGTTCTAACGGTATAGCCATCCATCATATCAGTTAAAACATTGTCGATATAAATATACACAGGATATTCAGTTGTGTTTTTAATTTCCAATTTCCCCTTTTTATAAGTTTCGCAAATGTCTGGTGTTGGGGTTGGTGTTGGGGTTGGTGTTGGTGTTGGTGTTGGATCAACTACTATTGGAGTTGGTGTTGGCTCTACAGGTTGTGGATTATCTTTTTTACAAGAAACCATTGATACTAATAATCCTAATACTAAAATTGTCTTTTTCATTTTGATTGATTTTTAATTGTTATTTTTTTTATTTGAAAATTTACCCCAATCTATGGAGTGTGCTATTAATAAAACTTCTATAATTATTATTGAGACTGAAACAATCGTGTTTACTATTGGTATAAATAATAAAAAGTAATCACTTAAAGTTGTTTTGGTTTTTGATCCTTTTATGTCAAAATATAAATAAACAAAATTAATGATTGAACTAATCGTGTAAGTCACTAATGTCGCTTGAAGTACCATCTTTTTGTTTTACAGAGTTTATAAACCATTCGTTTCTTTCTTTCATTTCAGGACAACATAAATCCCAAATATAAGAAGCTAATTCTTTGTTGTTTTCGTTAAAAAAGTTAGATTTTTTTCTTCTACCTTCGAATTTCAAATCAGTTCCTGCATAATGAATAACTGAAGCGTGATCTAATTCAAGTAACCTTCCTATAGCTGACTTTGTTTTGTACTTTTTAAATTTTCTTTTGTTTTTCTTCCAAAATAATAATAAAAAATGAACTTTGTCTTTTAATTCAGGAACTCTTAATTTTTTAGATAAATCAAATCTAGCAACCACTCTTTCGGCTACATAATCATAGTCATTTCCAACATTTCTGTTTACAGATTTTAAACTGTATAATCTATACTTTCCCATTTTATCTTGTCGTTTATGGTTCAAAAATAGTTATAAATTTTAATTAACAAAACATTTTGCACATTATTTTATTGAAAAGTCAAAAATAATTATTCCTTTAAACATAAATAGGGGCTTAAAACCCCTATTTATCTTACCTAAAACTATAAAACATGAAAGAAAGTAAAATTTACTTTAGTCAAAGATAGTAATTAATTTATAATTTCAGCTTTGTTTAAGTATCTAAAATAATCTTGAGGGAAAAATAAATTATTCATGTTTTCTATTTTAAAAACCATTTCCAAATCAAGTGCATAAGGCAAAACAAACATTGAGCAAATATCCCTATTATAGACTTTTTTAGTTTTTAACTTTAGCCCGAACCAACGATTAAATAAAGCTTTAGCTCCATTTATAAAATCGTATTTTATTTTAATTGAATCATGTTTTTTTAGAATATTACTCAATGATTCATTTATTTCTAATTCTTCTTTTTTTGGACGTAAAACTGTAAAATCAGAATAACCTTCCACTCTGTCAGATAAACGCTCTGGGTGAACTCCATTTGCGTTTGAATCAATAATAAATAAAGCACCGCAAATCTCACCTACAACTCCAACATGATTGTAGTAAGCGTTTGAATCAGATTCTTGAATTATTTTTGAAATTAATTTATGCCCTCTAAACAATATTAAATCGCCTTGTTTAATATCAGGGCGTAAACGAGTATATTTTTCTTTAATGTAATTTGAATCCATATTATTTTTGACGTTTGTAATAAATAAAACCTCCGATAATTGAACCTAAAATAATTATTCCAATAGAAACATTTTTAATGATTTCGTGGTTTTTAAATTTTAAATAACTTTTATCTACTGAATCTTTAACGGAGTTGTAAACGTTGGTAACTGTTTGTGCATATTCATTCGAAGTAGCATAACCTGCCTTCTTCAATTCTTTAGCTTGTTCGCTTACTGTTTTAGCTTTTAAAACATTTGAATAACGAGGATTTTCTTTCAGAAACTTAACATAGTCTTGAATTGAGTCTTTTACGCTGTTGTAAGCTCTGAAATCAGCGTTTACCGTTACTTTTTTACCTTTAATTACTTCACCTGTATCAATGTTGTAAGTTTTTCCGCTCCAATTCCCCGAACTCTTGATTCCAAAAAAATTATTTGCTTCACGACTTAGCTTTGATCCACCGACCTTCCAATCTCCGTTTTCATCTTTACCAGAACTTTCTAAAATAGCTTGAGAAATAAGTGTGCCTGCTAATATTCCACTACCTTTTACAGCTTTGTGAATAAAAGCACCGTATTTATCAATAAATTCAGCTCTAGTATATGTATTTGAAGTATTCAAAACAGAATCTTAATTACATGAGCCACAGGCATTGCTTGTTCCTGTTGGGGGTGCAACTACTACATTATTTTTTCTGTAAACGTAAATTGCTACTGCAATTAATCCAATTCCTAATATTAAGCTTTTATTCATCTTTTTTTATTTTAAATTTTATAAATCTACTCCTTCAGTTCCTCCTTCATTCGAAACAGCGCTTTCAACCGCTACTGTTTTTTCAGTTTCAGTTGGTTTAGCTTCTGGTTGCGCTTGAGGTTGTGCTGTTTGCTCTTTGCTTGCTTTGTGTTTTTGCCAAATATAATATAAAGCTGAACCAACGATAATAATTCCAATAACGAATTTACCCTTTTTAGTAAAAAATGGAACTTCAGTTTTCTTTGGCGCAACGTCCTCAATTTCAATATCGGGCAAAACAATATCGGTACTTACAACTTCTTTAGTTGCAACACCGTTTGCCCCCATCATTCTGTTCATATATTGAATACCTGTTGGGTGACCTTGTATAGCGAAATTATTCATTATATATCCTTATTTATTCTGTAATTACGAATGTTTGCGAGAGCGTTTAAAACACCTAATCCAATAAGTCCGTAACGAACGTATTTGTTTTGAATTTCTTTTCTAGTTCCTGCATAAATCAAAGCACCAGAAATAACAACCGTACTTACAATTCTAGCTTTTTGGTTTTGTTTATATTCAGTAGTTGTAACATCAACATTTTCACCAATTCCATCAGCGTTTATGAATTGATTAATTCCTTTTTTCTCACGAATTTTTCTTTTCAATTTAACCGCACGAATCATTTCTTTTGAACCGTCAGTTGGTATTATTTGCCATTGAACCGTATCGTTTTTATCAGTTGTTTTTTTATATGCTACTGAATCAACGTTTTTCTTAGCTAAAGCTAAAGCTTCTTCACCATTTACAAATGTTTTTGAAAACATATAGTTAGGGTCTTGACCTATCCAATCTACCTTGTAAACCGAAATTGGTTTTCTTTGCTTATTTAAACTCATTAGTTTTTGTATTTTAAATGTGCGAAATGCACAGGATTTAACAATGTATTACTATCTGTCAATGGTACGTTTGTTTGCTTTACTGTATTGGATAAATTACCACCTTGAGTAACTGCATACTTTTTACCATCTATTTTTTTAATGTCAATTACAATATCTCCGTGGGATGAAATACCGCTATTAATTGTATCTAAATTAGGTTTCGTTCCACTTCTTCCTTTTACCAGAATGTCACCAATTTCAACTATTTTATTATCACTAGGTTTATACGCCCAATAAGATTTATTTTTGTTTTCAGCTCTATGTTTTTTTGCATCAACAACATATCCTGAATGTGTTGATTTTGGATTGAAATTTTTGTACCCAGAACTTTCTACTAAATGACTAATATAAACAGCCGACCAAGGGTAACTTGAATGTGTTGATTCACTTTGCATCTGTTTATTTGTAAAATTCATTCCTGCTAACTTCCAATAACCAACCAAATCGTTACTCATTGAAGGATCTGTTTCAGTTTTATCTTTCCAACGCCTTAAATCTTTCTTAGCTAAAATCTGTAACCTAGTATGATTTATTATAAAACGTCTGAATATATATGAAACAGCAATAACGGAAGCAATCGAAACCGCAAACGTAATTATTTCTTTTTTATGTTCCTTTATGAAGCTCAAACTATTCTAAATGTTTTTAAAATAACTCCCAAAACGAAGCCAACTAAAATTAATATTAGTGCGAAAAAAAAGTATTTAATTTTTTTTAAAACCCTTGAAAATAATGAATCTGTTTTTAGTTGGTTTCCCTTCGCTTCTTTTCTTACTGAAGCTCTACTTATTCTTCCAGACTGTCTGATAAATACTTTCTCGTTTTTACCTTCAATCTTTGTTTCAAGTCTTTTTTGTCGAGCATCTAAGCGTATCTCCTGACGAGTTTTATGAATTACAACTGTATCTATAACCGTTATTAATTTACTCTTTAAAATCGTATCAATTAACTGTTGTTTAATTTCGTAATTAACCTTAATCGAATCGTTTATGTTGTAAGCAATAATAGTAATGTACTGATCGTCCACGAAAACAGTATCTAAACCTTTTGCTTCACCTTTAATTTCTTTTGTTTTTACCGTAACCGAATCAATCCTATCTTTTAAAATTGTAGGATCTTTTTTTACAGCTCTTTCAATTAATTTTGTAGCCGAACAACTATTGATTAAATATAAGATAATCGAAATAATTATTATGTATAGTATTTTTTTCATTCTATTTTTTTATAAATAAATCAGCTTCTGCTTTTCTTCTTTTGATAAGTCCAGACATAACTTTTCCATTACCTGTAATATAGTGAGATACCCACCAATCGTAAACGTGTTCAGATTTATTATTTATTAAAGAAAATAATGTTTTTGATGATCCACAATTCCAACAGAAAGAAACTAAAGCATCAAATTGATTTTGATTTAGTTCAATTTTAATGTTAGTGTTTACGGTTTTTTCGTATTTAGGTAAAAGGTTTAAAAGCAATTCTTCTGCTCTTGCTTGAGTTATAACGTCTCCTAGTTTAAATTTACTACCATCAGACCTAGTTGTATTTCCATACCCAATAGTAATAGGTAAATTACCTGTAGCAGGGTCTGGATATGCCTTCAACCTACAACCTTCGAATTTTTTAATTAGATTTACTCCTATTTGACTTGTTTTCATAAAAAAAGCTTTTCAGTTTACCCCTCAAAGATAAGTACTTAAAAAGTTTTTATAAAATTATTTTTTATTTCTCGATTTTTTCCGATAAGACTTCTCTGAAAGTAATCTCCTCATCATTCGATTCTGCTTTATTGTTGAGTGAATTACCGTTAAAAATATCCACAATACCATAATAGCAATTAAGACACTTACAACGACTACTTTTTGTATGACCTGACAAAACAACTTTAAATTCTTTATTCATTATGAAACTAATTCTTCTATTTCGTGTTTAACTTCTTTTATATCTTTTGTGATCTCTTTTATATCTGACTTGATAGCTTTTGCTCTACCTAGTAAAGCTCTAATTCTCCCCCATAATCCCCTTCCTGTGACAGCTTTTATGTTTTCTGAAATACTTGTAACTTCAATTCCAATTAAAAGAATCGCTATTATTTTAGTTATAAACAAGTGAATAGACGTAAACAACATTACAAAATCCCCTAAAATGTATTTTTCCAACGCAAAAAACAATATAATTGCCGACTGATACAAAACCATTTTAGATATGATTGCTGAAAGTCCTTTACTGTTAACTTCAACCCCTGTTTTCTTACATTTCCAAACCCCGAATATCGTGTCTAAAAATATGCAAAGCCCTACCAGAATAAGCAAGGGTTTTATAGGAAGCAAAAAAGCTCCTAAAACGATTAACAATTTATTTATTGTAATCTTGTTTATAATTATTGAATGAACCATTAAAATATTGTTGTTTATATCACAAAAATAGTTTATACAAAACGATTTATAAAACTTTAATGTAAATTAACATATATTAATTTGGATTTTTAAAACTAAAAAAGCCACTAATTAAGTGGCTTTCAGTTCTTTTAGTAATATTATTTACTTTTTATCATCTCAACACAAGCTGTCATTTGAACTTGTTCTTCTACTGTAAAATCTTCCCAAACTAAAACTTTTACGTTATTTCCGTTCAAGTCTTGAGTGATGATTCTCATGTGTTCAGTCATTTTCAACTGAGCTATTATTTGTCCTATTTCTATTGTTTCCATAATTTATATATTGTTATTTATTAATTCAATCTTTGATTTCCATATGCATCTGCTGTAAATGTTTGCAAGTTTGTCATATTTAATTGGAAATTTGTTGTATTATAAGTATTGTTCGATGCTGTGAAGTTTTTAGCACTACCTGCGTAAACAGGGTAAGCTGAAGCATTAAACAATTGGAAATTACAGTTATTTAATTTAATTGTTCCAGAAATTAAATCTTGGAAAGCATTTGAGCTGTCTCTAAGAATGAAATTACAAAAATTAAAAGTAGCACCATAAGAGAAGTAGAAAATATGACTACCATCAGAAATTAATGTACAATTGTTCATATTCATAATATAACCGTCAAATCTCCATAAATAATAAACACCTGATAATGTGCTATTTGATATTAACCCTTTACCCTGTCCGTTACCTCTACCGATATTGCTTGCTGAAGCCCTGAAATAACAGCTATCTATAAAATTATCATCCTGAGTTGCAAATTCAAACATTTCAGATGTTAAGTTTGTGAAAGAACTGTTCTTAATAGAAGTACCTTGCATATAAAAACCTCTACTACCATTCATTACACCGCTACAATTATTTATTAATGTTACTCTATAAAAAGAATTTCCATTAGTAGATGTTGAGTTAACGACAGAATTGTGAATTTCACAGTATGCAACGGCTTGATTGCTTGTGCAATTTACTGTTACACCATAAGCTTTTCCGTTGATTGGTGCTGAATAAAGTGTCAAACAGAAACTTCCTTTAAAATTCAAACCAATTACTGTCGCTGGACCATATAAACCAAGTGAATTTGTTCCAGAAGAATTAACCAAAACATTTCCTCTAATAATAGTTCCAGCATTTAAAACCTTAATACAGTACCCGTCAGTTGTTGGCTGTTTAATTTCACCATTTAATAACTGAACATCGCACGCAACATTATTATCATCTAATCTAAATAATCCACCAAAAGTTAAAGTATATCCATTATAATTAATGTTAACACCATTCTTTAAAATATGATTTGCTGTTGACTCTGTTTGAGACCCAAACATTTCAATAGTTTGACCTGCTACTGCAGAAGCGACAGCTAATTGATATGTTGCGTAATAAGTATACAAACCTGAAGCATTTGCAATCCCCCATATACCATAACCACCTAGACTAACAATACGCCAAGCATTGGTATATTGATAAGTATCACCAGTTGCAGTATCAGTATATCTATCACCAGCTACAGCTGTATGTACAGGTGCGCCTGTTCCAGATGTTACTGAATTACCCTGATCTTTTTTTGTATATACTACCGCCATGATTAATTATTTAATAATTCTAAACAAATAGCTAATACATTATCAACTATTAATTTATCATTTGTGTCTAATTCACTTACTACTATACATTTAGTTTCACCTTCCAAAGGTTGAGCATCTAATCTATTAACATCAGTAGTGTAAACTGAATAATCAAGTGTCTCTACTTGTGTTAATAAGAAATCTTTTAAAGCTAAAAAAGCTTGTTTTTGAATATCATTTAAGTCATTAACAAATCTAATTTCTGTTTGTTCAGTATCATCAGATGGCACTATCATTAATGCTGTATCTAATTGTCTATATACTATTTGTTTGTATGTTTTCATATATCTTAATAATTTACATTTTCATAAAGTGTTCCACCCACTAAGTCATTAGGAGCAAAAGACGAACCGTCAAAAGCAAATCCTAAACCATAAGTTGTTCCGTTACAATTGTCAATGCAGTTGAATAAATAAATATCTTTACTTGCGGATGTGTTTGCTGTGCATTTTATTGGGGAACTTGCATTGGCAACCACCAATTTTGAACCAGAAAATAATTTAACTGTACCTGTTGATTTAGATATAATCGCTTTCGTTGTGTTAACTGTGCCACTTTGAATTTCTCCATAGTTTTCTAATACTACCCCCGATGATGTAATATTAAATACATCATCAGCTGTGGTTGGGTTATATATCCTACCTCGGTTGACAAAAGTTCCATTAGTACTTAG